GTTTGATGAAAAAAGACCTTATTTGACAAGGTTTGAGTTTGTTGATAAAACAGTGGTTTTCCCCCCATCATATTTTGATTTTAATAAAGTTGCAATAGTTTTTAATTTTTCAATAAAGCATGAAGGAATTTTAAGCAACCCTCTAATTATTAGAGATTTCGAAATTGTTTCTAAAGCATTAAACCATAATAGATTCAACGAGGTAGGTGCAGAAAGCGGATCTCCATTCTACACATATGTTAAAGACGGAATATACTATGAAAATAAAGCAAAAAATCCAGTTGCAATTTCTAAAAAAAGATCTCCATACTTATATTTGACCGAAGATTCAGGTCTTTCTATTCGGGGAAACCATACAAAAGAAAAAGAGTATGGTGTTGCTGTTCCAATTAACGAAAAAGAAAATGAAAATTACAGAGTTCATGCCATACAAATGTTTATGAAATATGATAAAACAGTAATTCCTCAGGTCGCATATCCAGTATTTGAAGTTGACTCTAAAGACAAAACCATAGAATTTATAATGAAGGTTGATGCATCTGGACAAAGAGCAATGATTGCTGCAAGAGATAAAAAAACAAGACAGTTAGAGCCAGGAGTAGTTTTTTATCAAAATGGAATTAGGGTAAGAAGCCCGTTTATTAAGTATGATGAGTGGAACTCTATAGGAATAACTTTTGACGAAGAACTGATATTCTCTGGATATGCTGGATATATAAACTTTTTTAGAGGCTTTACTGTAGACAATGTTTGCCACTTTAAGTCAGAGGGCATGGGAAGAACTGCTGAAACAGTAAAAAGGAGGTGGAGAAGAGTCCTGTCAGTAGACGACATAGACAACTTAACTTGGGCATCTTGGTATGTTGAAGATGGAACAAAAACAAAAGTTAGGACAAACATTTGTTACAACCCCAATATAGAAGAAAGTGATTATGGGTGGGGTCCAGTAGAACCAGGAACGATAGTTTCTAGAAGTTCTGATCAAAGTCTCTTTAGCAATTATTCACTTAAATGCATAACCTCGTCTCAAAACTACTCTGGTGCAACTTTTGCAACTGAACAAAATATAAAGATGAACGTCCTTCCAGAAAATGAATATACTGTGAGTGCATACATATACGTTCCAGAAGAGAGTAGTGACAAAAATATAAAGATAGTGGTAAAAGAATATACTGGGATTGATGGAGGAAATGCAGAAACAAATATTTTTTCAGACTCAATCGACGGAGGATCTTCCTTATCATCGTTTGAGGACTCTATAGATGGGGGAGTTTCATCACCTCTGTTGCCCCTAGCAACAAGCGAAGGAATAGAAACACCAATAGCGTCTGGAGCAGGGTGGCTTAGAGTTTCGCACACAGTAACCCTAGAGCAAGAAACAACAATGCTAGGAATTGACATAGTTCAAGAGGGTTCAAATTCCGCTGGTGAGGTTTTCTATATAGATGCTGTTTTAATAGAAAAGACTACAAACGAATTCCCCAAGTTAAGAAGATATTTTGATGGCACTGATTCAGCGGGAGGCAACCTATTCCAAAGTTTTGGTTGGGATGGGGCAGAAAATAATTCAACTTCTACTGCTGTGTACTTTATACCAACAGAAGATGAGATAAGGCTGTGGGCAAATGTATATGTTGAGAGTGAAAAAATAGTGTTCTCCGTTGGGTCTAAAGACTTGTTTAATGCCTTTACTGGAAACAGTGGTTTTGTTATAAACGATGAATCCTCAGTAGTTTTGGACTCAGATTTAATAAAGATAATTTCTGACGCTTCATTGTCCAGGTTTGAAGCAATACCAGCATAATCTGGTATAATTAATACCATGAGCAACACTAAAAAGGCAGAAATCAGTAAATCAAAGGCCACCTTTATCCCTAAAATGTATGACTGGGGTCTATATTTTTGGAGACTTCCTAGTGGTCACCTATTTAAAGATCAAGACGGAAACATGCTGAACATACCTTCAATGCGCGGTGATTTGTCAAAAATAGCAGAAATTAGAAAAGCCGCCGCACACTACGGTCAGCCAGAGGGGGAGGCATGGTTTTATGCTGGAGTAAGAAGAGCAACAGATGAACAATACGAGGAACAAAGGCAAAGACTTAAAGAGGGCCTTATCCCCAATCTAAATGATCTTGGAGCAGTTCATGCAGCGCAGCAGGGTATTAAGCAGCATGGGAATGGCGAATAATGACACAATATAGAGCAGAGGTTTTTGCAGACGATCCAATTGAGACAAACAATGAGTTTAAAGAGGCAGATCCATTTTCTAAGTCCTGGGAAGATCTTAAGGCTTTTATCGGAATAGACACTAACTTTAAGCGTAGAACTACTCGCAATGAAAATAAGATGGAAAAGGCTTATGACGTTCCAAGAAATAATCGTGGAGAAATTGCTACCTCATATGCTGAATCAGCAGGAACCCGTCCAGTAGGTCAAGAAGATACTGGGTCAAAGCAAATAAATCCTGGCGAGGTCTGGAGAAATGGTTATGGAATTTTTGATGTTATTACCCCACCATATAATCTATACGAACTTGCAAATTTTTACGACACTAATTTTGCCAACCACGCCTGTATTGATGCAAAAGTAGAAAACATCGTCGGTCTTGGGTATATGTTTGAAATAACAAATCCTGTAAAGATGAGACTTGAGGACGAAGAAGATAAGGGAAAGTCTGACAGGGCAAGAAAAAGAATAGAAAGATTAAAGGTTCAAACAAGGGATTGGCTAGAAAGCCTTAATGATGAAGATAGTTTTATCAACATAATGGAGAAAATACAGACAGATGTTGAAGCCACTGGAAACGGATACATGGAGATTGGTCGCAAGGTAAATGGAGAAATTGGATATATAGGTCACATTCCATCTACAACAATGCGCGTCCGTCGAATTCGTGATGGATTTATTCAAATTATTGGGGGTAAGGTAGTTTACTTTAGAAATTATGGTGCTACTAATCCTAATCCAGTAACTAACGATAATAGGCCAAATGAAGTAATTCACTTCAAGGCTTACTCTCCACTAAATACATTTTACGGAGTTCCAGACATTATTTCAGCCTATACTGCATTACGCGGTGATCAGATGGCTGCACAATACAACATTGATTATTTTGAGAATAAAGCAGTCCCTCGCTATATCGTGGTTACAAAGGGAGCACAACTCAGTGGAGATTCACAAGATAGATTGTTTAGATTCCTTCAAACGGGACTAAAGGGACAAAATCACAGGACGCTATATGTTCCTCTACCCACTGACTCAGATGGAAACAAGATTGATTTTGAAATGCATCCGATTGAGAATGGTGTTCAAGAAGCATCATTTGAAAAATACAGGACGCAAAACCGCGATGATATTCTTATGGCACACCAAGTTCCACTTTCCAAGTTGGGAAGTACATCAGGATCTCTGGCAGCGGCACTTGCAAATGATCGAACATTCAAGGAGCAGGTAGCAAGACCAGCACAAAGACACATAGAAAAAATTGTAGGCAAGGTAATACAAGAATTTACCGATATAATAGAACTTAAGTTTAATGAACTTACTCTTACTGACGAAGTAGCAAAGTCTCAGATTCTTGAACGCTATGTTAAGAATCAGATTATGTTGCCAAATGAGGCAAGATCACAGATTGATCTTCCACAAATTCCTAGCGGAGAAGAGCCTCTAGTCCTTGGTGCCCGTCAAGCAGCAGATGCTAGAGCAAACAATATGCAAAATCGTGAAAGAGACTCTGAAAGAATGAACAACAATTCTGACAGTGTTGCCACTACCACAGGAAGAAACCCTCAGGGTGAGGGAAGAAGAACTCAATAGTAACAATTTGATAAAAAACTATAAAAACATTTGATATAATTAGGATAGTATGAATATGTCTAAGGCTCACTGGTCTAGCGAAGGCAACGACATTAAACTTTCAATGCCGATTGCCAAGGTGGACAAAGAGAGAAGAATAGTATCTGGTTTTGCCACGCTTGATAATGTGGACAAACAAGGAGACATTGTTCCCTCAGAGGCATCTCTCAAGGCTTTTAAAACATTTCGCGGTAATCTTAGGGAGATGCATCAGCAAATTGCCGTAGGCAAGGTTGTATCTTTTAAAGAAGACAAGTACTTTGATTCTGAATCAAAAAAGTTTTATAACGGAGTATATGTTTCTGCATACGTCAGCAAAGGTGCTCAAGATACCTGGGAAAAGGTTCTTGATGGAACACTAACTGGATTTTCTATTGGTGGCAACATCAAAGATGCAGAAGATGTATATAGCGAAGATATGGATAAGTCCATTCGTGTAATTAAAGACTATGACCTATATGAACTTTCTCTTGTTGATAACCCTGCTAATCAATATGCAAATGTTATTAGCGTTGAGAAAAATAGTCAAGGTGGTTATCTTGCTAAGGCATCAATTGAGAACGTCTACTGGTGCAGCACTGATGACCTTGTTCAACTTTCTGCCGAAGGCTCTTCCGACTGCCCACGCTGCGACAAAGGTATGCAAAACATAGGGTTTGTTGAGTCCAATGATGCAGAGAAGGCAGATATAGTCAAGACAATTCTAAACAGAATAAAAAATGATGAAAAGGAGGTAAGCAAGATGGCAGATGAAAACATTGAAACTTCTGAGACAGAGATCGTAGAGACAGTTGAAGAAGTTGATAAGGCAGTGGAAACCCCTGTAGAGGAGGATGAGGCTGTTGCTAAGGCAGAAGAGGAAACAACTTCTGAGGATACAGAGGCTGTCGAAAAGACAGAAGAGGTAGCAGAAGAGTCAGTTGAGAAGTCTGAGGAGGCTTCAAAGACTGAAAGTGTTGAGAAGTCAGATGAAACAATTAACGAGACAGAAGTTCTCAAGACTGTTGCTGATACTGTAACTTCAGCCGTAGAGACTCTTGCTGAGACCATGAAGGCTCTAAACGAAAAGGTAGAGGGGCTTCATAAAACAATTACTGGTGTATCACAGGAAGTTGCTAGTGTTAGCCAGGAGGTCAAAGAAGTAAAGGGTATCAACGAAGAGTTTGGAAAGCGTGTAGACGCAGTGGAAAACGATACCGCTTTCCGTAAGTCTGGCGATCTCGGAGAGATCGTTCAGGAAGAACCCACAAAGGTTCAAAAATCTCTATGGGGCGGTCGTTTCCTCACAAAGTCCGACCTATTTAACTAAGAAAACAGGAGGTGAAAGTAAATGTCAGAAGAAATTCTAGAGAAGAACCAGCCATCAGATTCAGGTAAGTATGGCGATCCAAACCCAGGTCTATACCAGGGCCAGGGCGCAACCGCTGCTGGTGGTGTCGGTGGTGTAACAGACCCCGCTGCTGGTGTATTGGGTAACATCCCAAACGCTAACATGGGCGTTACTACAGGACCAAACGCAGTAAATCCTACGGGAACTCTTAGCGGTCTACTCAACCCTGAGCAGGCCAACCGATTCATTGACTATGTATGGGACGCAAGCGTTCTTGCCAATGACGGTCGTAGAGTTACAATGCGTGCAAACACAATGGAGATCGAAAAGGTCAACGTTGGAGAGCGTGTAATTCGTGCTGCTTCACAAGCACTCGGTACATACGACAACGCTGGTGCAACATTCACCAAGGTAGAACTTACAACAACTAAGATCCGCCTTGACTGGGAGGTTTCAACTGAGTCACTTGAGGATAATATCGAAGGTGGCGCACTTGAGGATCACCTAGTACGTTTGATGACTAATGCATTTGCTAACGATATTGAGGATCTTGCCATCAATGGTGATGGAGGATCTGATCCATTCCTAGGAATTATGAATGGTTTCGTTAATCAGGTTACAAGCGGAAGCGATGCCCATGAAGCAATCGTTACAGTTTCCAACAACGCTTGGACACCAGAGGTAATGCAGCAGATCATTTACGCAATGCCACGCAAGTACCGCGCAGTTAAGAGCAATCTTAAGTTCTACGCAGGCACTGATGCATTCGCAGGAATCGTTGCTAACAACGGCACACTTGCTGACGCTATTGCAGCAGCATTTGATCCCCGCGTTGCTGGCACAGAGCGTAACCGTCAGGCATACCTTGACGGTGCAGGCCAGACATTCGGTGGTGCTAACGTTACTCGCGTTCTTGGTGTCGATGTTCTAGAGGTTCCCTACTACCCTGCTGATTATGTCGATTTGACATTCCCAAGCAACCGTGTATGGGGCTTCCAGCGCGATATCACAGTTAACCGTGAGTACCAGGCCAAGAAGGACACAATTGAGTACACAGTATTCGTCCGTCTGGGCATCACATGGGAAGAACTTGACGCAGTTGCTTACGCAGATGCTGCTTCAGATCCTTCCTGATAACTAAATACACTAACTTGTGGGGGGGTAGGACAAAAACCTACCCCCCTCAAGCATATTCTGATATAATTGATATTAGACATAGGAGGATTAATGGAGCATCTATCATCAAAGACAGCCAAGCAACTTAGAGAATATGCAAAAGAAAACGGCATTGATTTAGGTGACGCAAAAACAAAGACAAAGATTTTAGCCATAATTATGGATATTGAAGCGGGAATTTCTGTAGCAGAAGAGTATTCAGAAACTGTTATCCAGACACCATCAAAGACTAAGATTTCTCCGCAATCTAACGTACATGCCAATGATGATAAAGTTATTTCTGTAAGGTCAGCAGAAAGACCAGTTAAAGCAGAAGTTAAAAACAAAAAGGAGTCTGAAAAGATTGCTTTGTTTTCAGAAAAAAATTTGCATTGGATGGGCGTAGGAGACTTAAAATCAGGTTACAATATTATTACAAAGGAGGCTGCCGAAAAGTGGCTTACACGAAAAAGCGTTCGTGAGGCAACGCCAGAAGAAGTTGCCACTTATTACGGTAAGGCATGATATTTCTAAGACAACCATCAGAGTTTCCATTAACCCTTGAATACTCTGGTTTAACTCCATCGACAGACTACCTTTTAAGAATTTATGGCACAGATTCCGTTTTGCTATATTCGTATGACGTAACCTCTGACTCTAGTGGCAATATTTCACAAGAACTGGATCAATATTTTGAAAAGTTTGATGATGAGTACGCAGTAAATGTTTTTTCATTAGATGTAGATGAAAATCCAGAAAACACCGTAGTAATAGATAATCTTTCCATCAAGCGTCCATATGTAGATCCATATGCAATAGGAAATACAGCGGGGGAAGATCAAGAGGCAATATATAATGAAAGAATAGCCAGATCAATAATTGATGGAGTGACTGGTGGATTTTATTATACATATGATTCAGTAGACATTACAGGTCTCGGAGGAGACTACTTGGCTGTTCCAAATAGAATTAACAGAATTAATTATGTATATAGAAACAACCTAAAGGTTTATGATAGATTTGCAAGTGCTAGCGTAGTTCAAGATTCATATTTTGTAACTTCTGACAATTCAGCGATAACGATACAGCAGTATGGACTTTACAATAGATCTGAATCAAAACCAGTGGCCCTGCCACTAGCCGCATCAGACTCTTTTAATCTTTACAATGACTCAGATGATCCAATTGCCGCTTTAACAAAGATTAGAGAGTT